TTATAAATATAAAACCTGCTTTCTGTTGTTACCCTTAACAAAAGATATATGAACCCATTTATCGTATTCATTAATTAACTGGTCAAAAGGAACGTTAGTCTTTATTATCCAACTAATTAAATCTTTAGGTTTTGCTCCGTTTACTTTAATATCGGCGGCTTGCCCGAAAAGATGCTGAGAGTTAACTACACCTTTAACAAGAGGGTGCGAATTTAATTTTTCGCTTCTATATCCGCTTGTTATTATAATGGGTTTTCCCAATTTTTCCCTTAAAGGCTGAAGGCAATAATATATAAGGTTAATCAAATTATCACAGGCTTTTAAATTCGGGGAATTGTTTATATTATACTTATTTGCAATTTTGGAATTGCAAAGTTCGCTGATTGAAAAATTCAACATACCTGACCCCTTTCATCCAACCTTTTATGTTGTAGTGTTTGAAGTAGTTGAACCCGTATAAACGGCACTAACCGAAGTAGGAGGAAGAATGGAAGAAGTAAAATCGATATACCTTGTTCTCCAAAGGTTATTTTCTGTTTTAATAAGTTCCAATGGCGAATGGTTTTTATGAACAAGGGTTAAAGTTTCTGCTTGCTGAACATAATCAAGTTCAAATAACTCATCTTCTGAATAAGGAGTATCAAGTTCAAATATTTCATCTTCTTCATCCAAAACGTATTCTCCGTTTAAAAGAAAACGAAAATATTCATCCCCCGCTTCAATTATATAGTTTTCATTTAAACTGTTAACAAACGGGATTAATCGCACTTTTTTATTTGAATATTTTGTTTCAGATACATATTCAAGCCCCGGACGATTAACTATACAACCTTCCTGCATAACCATACCGTTATTTAACTTTTTTACTCCGAGACCGTATTGTTCAAGGTCAACCCTTCCCGATAGGGCAGGAGACAAAATGCCCTTAGAAAAAGAATTTTGTATTACACGTACACTCATAATTTTTATCCCCTTGAATCCAAATATGTATTATCTTCATAAATATAATCCGCACCTTCTGCCGCATTAAGCATTTTTGCTCTTTTTAAGATTTTTAAATATTTATCATAGGCTATTTCGCCTTTTTGAATACTTCCCGTCAAAACATTTGAAGTTAAAGAGGCAAGATAATATGATAGTGCCATTGAAAATTCGCTCGTAAAATATATTTCTTTATCTATTCTTCTTGTATATCTTAGTATGGCTTCATTTGTGTCGGTTAATATAACTTTTTCGCCCGATTCAACAGAAGATATTTCAAATTTTTGTAATTGAAAATTATCTTTTTCAAAAATATCTCTTGCACAAATACAGTCGTTAGGATAATTATAACAATATTTAAAATTACTTTGATTAAGATTAGAATTAAATAAAGAAAGTTGTTTAAAAGTGCTTGCAAAATTCCAATCGTAATCTTTCAAGACATAATCTCTTGCAATTTTATAATAATTATTTAAAAGAATTGCTCTGTTATCGGTTATATTTGTATTTTCAATAGGATTTGAAATACCCAATATATTTAGTGCAATGTTAAATATTTGAGTCTTTGAATTTGCCATTTTAAAATTTTAAATCCTTTCTATATAATACTTCCTGTCGTAAACCATTTTTTTGCAACGGTGTTTGTTTGCCCGAGAGCAGTTGCCGCTAAATTCCAACCCAGTGATTTCTTTTGTTTTTTATAACTTTTTGCTTCGTTTAAATAAGATTTTGCATTTTCAAAATAATTGTCCGCCCGAACATCATAAGAATTTTGAGTAGATTTGGCATTTGAATAAGCGTTTTCAATCGTATCTTCATAGTTATAAAAATTATTTCCGCTAAAAACATTTAAGCCCCCCGAGGCGTTTTGCGTCATAATATCATTTGCTTCTTTAATACCGGCTATTTTTTGTTTTCTTGCTTCTTCAATACCCAGTTGTTTTTGAGCGTAAGCTTGGTTTTTTGAATCTTCCATATTTTTTAGGGCAAGGGCGGTTCTGTAATTTAAATTACTTTTTTGTTCATTATAATTATTTATAGAAGGGATTATTGAAGTTGCCGTCCCTAAAATGCCCATTATTGCATTACCTATCGTACACATTGTTTCTCCTTATTTTTTAAAAAAAGCAGGGTGAAATTTCACCCTGCGAATATAAATATGACTTATTAACTATTGGTTTTGCCAGCTTAATTCATTACCTGCAACCACTCCTGCCGTAATTTTTCCCGCAGTTCCTGTTCCGACTACGGTATATTTAATTCTCATATATCCTAAATTGCCTTTTGGAAGGTATGAAATCGGAAATGTTGCACCCGCTTTCAAATCGGAAAGTGCTAAGGTAGAAGAAACAAGACTTGTCGAAGATGTAAAGTTTTCGGTTGCCGATGTTTCAAATTCAACTTTTAAGCTTGTTAAACCCGCAAAATCTTCAACAACCTGTACCAATACAGGTACGTAAGAAACATCATTTTTGCCGAATTTAACAACGTTAGTTGAATACGCTGTAGCGGTGATAGCTTGTTCATCCGAAAATAAATTTTCCTTATCTAATAACATTTATTTTTCCTTTCTAAGATACTTTCTTTTCGTCGTTTCTGAGTTGGTCAACGCATTTAACAGGGATACCAAGGAAAGAAATAACGGGTTTTCCTGCTACTTCATCAGCGGATAACTGTACGTTATTCTTTTCTATTGCTTGAAAATGCAAATATGTATCAATGGTTTCATTTACATAAATTACGGTATTACCTGTTTTAGCAAATCTGCGAATTCTATGATAAGCGGATATCATTAATTTAATTAAATCGGGAGCATTATTACCCGATAAAGCAGTTACATCAATATTTGCAATACGTGCGGTAGAGCGGAAATCTCTAACCGTCATACCTACATCCCATTTAAAATGGTCTCTATATACTTCATACATGTTTCCGTTAGCGTCTGTTGCCGTTTGAGCACCTTTGTTTGTATGAGTAAAGCCCATTTCAGAACCCTTCGGATACAGAAGATGTGTATGCAAATCTCCCCACGTTACAAACCAAATTGATGTATTGGTGTTACCTGTACCGCCGGCATCGATTACACGATAACCGATTGATTTAGGGTCGTTTGAAATTTTATTGTATCTTATTGATAAACCGTCAAAGCCCGCAGGATTTGTTGCTTTAGAACCGTAGAAAATGTTTTCTTGAACGGTGTTGCTCATTGATTCTAAAAATGCGGTTGCTTCGTTCATTCTAAATTGGTCGGTATCTCCTTCAAGGTCGGCTAATGCTTTATCAACCTGAGAATATACTTCTAACATTCCTGTTGTATCTGTTATTTGAGTATATTCACCTTTAGAACAGTTTGCACCCTGATAGAATTTTCTAAATTCTACCTCAGGAAGCCCGTTTCTAACCGTTGTTTTGTGAGTTGAACCTTCGTTACATTCCCTTACAACAGCGTCTTCAAGGATAGCATTTGTTGACGACAATATGTCAATAATGGTGTTTGCAATTCTGCCGTTTGTTTTTTGAGCAAATTTGTCCTTGAGTGTTAAATATGTTTGTCCGATTACAGCCATTTTTTCCTCCTTCTAGTCTCTTGGCCCGTATAGTATTTGAGCAGGCGTAAGTTCTTCTACAACAGGTTTCGGGTTATAGGAAAGATTATCCTCGCTTGCAAGTTCTCCGATTTTATAGAACATTTTGATAACTTCAGGGTGATATATAAGCCCTTTTTCTTTTAAAAGTTCTTTTAAAGAGGAGCTTGCAAACCTGTTATAAGCATAGTCTGCTATTTTCATATATTCTTGAAGTTGGATAGAATTTTGATTTGGAAGTTCAGCGTCTTCACTAAACATTTTTGAATAGTTTTGTATGCATTTTATTTGCTCATCTTTAGCGTCATTTTCAAACCTTTCATTTTGTTTTTTCGACATGTCGTAAGCAATATCCATAAGCATTTCGACGGAACTTTGTGATAGATTTAATTTTCTTGCAACAGGGGCAAATTTTTCTATCAATTCATCATCAAGGTCATATCCTTCAAGATTTTTATACTTTGAATAATCATAGTTTTCGGGAACACCGAATAAATCTTCATCATTTTGAAGTGAAATCGGTTTATTGTTTAACATTTTATTTTTTTTCCTTTCGTTTGTGATATAATAAAAATTAAGGGAGTTTTGTATCATGAAAAAATCATTGTTTTTAATAATAATCGCACTATTTGGCTGTACGCAGGCTTTTGGAGAAACCGCTTTTATTAAAGCTCTTGAAACTTGCAGTAACTATTCTCAAGAAGGTTCAATTCCTTATAATAATGAGGTTTATAACCTTAAAATTACCCTTCAAAAAGGCAAGGGAGACAGTTGTATTTATAAAGAAAAAATCTATCAGGATATAGGCTATGAAGAACTGAACTGCAATTTTACAAAAAACCAGCTTCAGTTCGTTGCAAATTCAATGAGAGAATATTCAAATTTATTTAAAAATGAGCTTGCAAAAAACAGAATTTTTGAAGCAAAACTGACTTCAAACGGTGTAGTATTCCAAAAATATCTGATTGAACCAAATATATGCAAAATTACGCATTTTAAGAAATAATAAGATTTTTATAATATGAACTTACTTCCTCGGGATTTTTATAATCCTTAAAAAGTTGAAGTCTCCTTTTGATAATTTCAATTTTATCTTTTTCGTCTATCGATTTATTTTTAGACAAAAAGATATTTATGTCGCCATCCACCTCCTTTATGAATTTATATTTATCTTCAAAATTTCTTAATTTAAGAAGATTAATTGCACTGTTAATCATTAAAATATCGTCTTTAGCCGAAGTTCTTTTAAAAGTTTTCAAATCGTTTTTAATTTTATTTAGAAACAAAATGTCATCTTGTGCTAAATTTGAAGAAAATTTTTCAAAATCAGCCGAAACAAATTTATTCTCATCTTTTAAAACAAGTTCTCTTAATTCTACAAACAGTTTGGGGTCTGATTTTTCCGCTTTTAAAAGAGGAACAAAATCCGAATCTTTTGAATTTAGTGCATTTTTAAATTCTTTATTTAAAATATCCGATAATATTTTTTTATCTTCAGCCGAAAATTTATTGACTTCCGATATCCAGCTTACGCCCGACAAGGCTCTATTGTAAATTTTATCCACCATATCGGGGTTATTTTTATGCAAAGTTACATTTAAAAGGCAGTTATCCAACAAATTTTCGTAAATATCATTTGCCCAGATAACGGCTTGTTTTTGATAGTGGTTTTTAACTATTTCAATGAATTCTTCTCTTTTTTCTTCAATTATTTCATCCGCTTTTTCAAAATCAACATCTTTTTTTAATTTATTTGCCTCAAAATCAAACCGTTCAAGAATTTTATTGGCTTCAATTACGGCTTCTTTTGATTTTAGGTTCATATATCCTGATTGAGAATATAATAACTCCCACAACAAATTATCAAGATTATTGATAAATTCAAGATAGCAGGTACTTATTACTATATTATTTTCTTCCATAACTAATCCTTATAAAACACCGAATCTGCTTAATAAATCCGCACCGTATGAATCAACTCCCGCCATATTTTGGATAATTTGACTTCCCTGTTTAATTGATTCCATTTGAACTTCACGATTTTGAGCTTCAAGAGCCTGTTTTTTCAGTTTTTCTATTTCTTCAGAAGGAACTAACTGGTTTGGATTGATATTAGCGTAGCTTGCATAGTCTTCAATTATTCTTTCCCCGTTGAGTTTGGATTTTAAAATCGGGTCGATTGAATTTGCAATATTTGCAACAAACGTCGTAAAACGCTCCATACTTGAAATATTTGAAACTTTTTGGGCTTGTGCAAGACTTGAAACAAATTCTATATCAAATCTAAGGTTTTGATACTTTTCTTTTAAAGGTTCAAGTATCCCTACTTTTAATTCTTCATCATAAACCCAATATAAAATTTGTCTTAGGGCACAATGGATTTGTTCTAATAATGGCGATAAAAGAACCATTTTTTCTTCTTTAAGTTCATTAACCTCGGTTGCCGTTCTTCCACGCTCTGCGGTATTAAGTATCATTGCAAAAAGGTCATTATAAAAATGTTCTTTAATGGTTTCTTTAAGTTCGTCTTTTTCCTGTTTGAGCTCTAATACTCTCGGGTTTACTTCGTAAACAGGGGTTATACCTCTGCCGTTTTCATCTTCTTCTATATAAGCTCCGGGGACATCCGCAAGTTTTTTATTTTTTAAACTTGCAGGGCCTTTATATGTAGGACAGACGATTTTTTTAACAGCTTTAGCGTATTCTTTTACCATTGTCATAAGTTGTTTAACATCAGCAAGAGCATTAATTCCGGGGCTTTCAGTCGGGTAATCTTCCGTTGAATAAGAGCTTTCAAAAACAACATAAGGGAATTTTGAAAACCCTTTCATTGAAAGAAATTCGTTTTTACCCGATAAAATAACAACGGAAATGTATTGAGAAAATTTTGAACTCAGTTTTTTAGCTCTGTAAAATTTGTTCTTTTCTACAAAATGTATCAATTCATACATTTTTAGGGGGTTATTAATCGAATCATCCAAAATTTCTTTAGGGCAATTCAAAGAGAATTTATCGGCTATATTTTTAGCCGTTTCCATATAAACTCTGCAAAATGTATCAACTTTTCCGTTTGAATTTTTAGCATAATAATATGAACCGATTGGAAGAACCTTAAAATTTACCACATCATCATAATCAGGCTCTATTGAAACGGCAGAAAAACCAAAAATACCGAGTTGTTTGTATATTTCGGGCAAGGTCTGATAAAAATTTGAACCGTATAAAATCTGGCGGGTAAGTTCTTCTTGCTTAGAACACCATTTTTTTAAATAGTAGTCATTCGCAAGGTTAACATCCGCAAAAGATGTCTTAAACCACCGATTAGCAGGACTTGTTGCCCCGCTCATCATGCCTGAAGAAAAGTTCCTTAGTGCAATCAAAGGGGTTGAATCAATTATTTTTCTGTTTTTTACAATCGGCTTTCTGACATTTCTTGCAATAAACCTTACGCTTCTTGGTGAAAAATAATCGGCAAGCTCCTGTAAATCCGGCTTAATTACATTGAAAACTTCTTCCATTTCTTTTTTTCTTTTTAAAAAATAATCAACCGTATAAAATGACATCATTTATTCTCCTAATAAAGTCTTTTTGGGGTTAAGGTTTTCGTCGGTTAAGCCGATAATAGAATGGTTAATTGCTTGTTTTGATGTCGATTGAGGACTGTCAAGCGAAGTTTTTGTTAAGCTTGCATTTGCCTCATGGCGAATAACAGGGTCGGGTTCAACCGTTTTTGGAATTTTGGGGGCTTTGGTTTTTGTTTTAAAAAAACACATAATTTTCTCCTTTCAAAGTTTAGTAGTATAAAAAGTGCCATAAGGCACGAAAAAATATTGTTTAAATTAAAAAATTTGGTATGATTAAGGGTATGAAAAAAGTTCTAATTATAACTTTGTTAACGGTTTTTATTGCTATTTTTTTATTTTTTGGTTTTGACAAAAACAAAACAAAAATAAAATATAATACAAATTATAATAATTGGGATTATATCGGTAATTGTATAAGTTTAAATAAAGATTCAATAAAGCAAAAAAGTAACCAAAAAACGGCAATATTTCATTTATATATTTCCGATAAATGTAATTCTTTTACGCCGGAAAATATCGATACAGATTATGTTATTGTTTCATACAGTGCTTTATGCGGAAGAAAAATGCTAAAAACCAACAATATCAAATCCTATGCTATTGGCAATAAATTAATCAAAGACAAAAATTTCTTTTTTAATCATTATAAAAGCTACACCGAAATTCCTGACGGTGAATTATACTATAATGCGATATGTTCCATCAAAAAATATGCAAAAAAGGATACAATAAGTTTTAGCAAATATTTAGATTTACCAAAAACCGATAAGGATGTATTAATTCTCAACAAGCAAGGAGATGTTATATTAAATAATAAAATAATATTAACCGAATCAGGCATACCTTTGAATAAAAATACAGCTTATTCATACAGTGAATTAAAAACGCTTTTTACGGCACAAGGTTTGAAACCCCGTAAAAATTGCGACCCTTCCGATATTAAAACAAACGGGATTTTAGGTTGTTATATGGATTAGGATATTGGTTGTTGAATTATTTACAATATTTTAAAACCATCTTAGAATTGAATTATGAAAAAGATTCTAAAAAAGTTTTAATTATATTTCTATTTTTAATTTTGATTATCCCCCATTCTTATTCTGAAACAATATGGAAAAATACAGGCAATAATGGTCAAGGAGTAACCGCAGAATATAAAGCTTATGTTAATGGCGAAGTTTATTATTATGCTCTTTGTGGTGGTAAGTAAAATTAGTCATCAGGTGTTAAAAACAATTCCATTTCCAGTTTTCTTCTATTGTAAAGTCCTTGACTATATTTTCCCTTGCTTTTATTATAATTAAGAAGTTCTTTTGCTGCTTTTTCGTAATTTCCTGTATTAAGAATTTTAACCACATCCGAATTTTTAAAACCAGTGGCTCCCATGTTGTAGGCAAAACTTGCCAAAGCTATTTTTTGATTATTAGTTAAAGGCACTTTAACCGATTTAAGTGCTTCGGAATGTTCTTTAAAATCTTCTTTGTATAATTTTTCAGCTTCTTCTTTTGTTATTTTATCGCCGGGCTTTACTCCTTTAGTATGCCCATAACCAATAGTCCATTTGTCATCCTTTAAAGGTTTATATGCTTGAGCCTTGAATTCTTCTCTACCTTGTATAAATTCTCTTGCTTTTTTAATAGTATCGTCCGTAAAAATGCTATTATCTGGCTGATAATTTGAATTGGGACTATACCCCTTTTGTCTCTTGTATAGTTCTTCAACGGGGGTCATATTGTTTTTGTCTTCCTTCTTTGCATTTAATTCTTCAATAGGGGTCATGTTAACGCTTGAAGCAGCACCCGCTATCACTTCTTCATTTTTATGAAGCCCTAGGTTTTTGATTTTTTGTTCTAATTTATCTGATGTACCATAAAGTACATCGGTTGGCGTTGCTTTATCGCCAAGGATATTTAAAAGCTTAGATTTTTTGTTATTTTCTTCTTCATCTTCTTTTCTTTTTTGAATAGAATCACTAAATAAAATATCTTTTGGATTTTCATTATTTTGGTTATTGAAATTAAACATAATTTTCTCCTTTCAAAGTTTAATAAAAACCGGTGCAAATTGCACCGGGATAAGAAAAAGTATTGGTTAAAAATATTCTTCACCGATATTAAGCTTTAATTGTTCGCCATCTATCGTTATTTCGTTCATTTTTATATAGTTTGTCGTGTTTGTTTCTTTATTTGAATATAGCCCCGCAATTTTTGCCTTGTTCTCGACCGCCCGAATTGCAGCGGAGATATTGGGATTTCCGTTATTGTCAAAACAATTCAAGGCGATTTCTTTTAATTCTTCAAATTGTTTTAGAGCTTCTTCAAGTGTAAAGCTTGTTTTTTCTTTTTTCTTTGTTTTTTTTGGTGTATTTAAAATAGTCGGCTCATTTTTATCCATTTTCTATTTTTTTAACAAGAATTTTATTCCCGTAGAAATCTGCAGCATATTGTTTAATTCCAACAATTTTACCGTTTTTTCTGATTTCTTTATTTATTCCAAATTTGTAACCTGATGGCATTTTATATTTGTTTCTAAATCCGAGCATAGTTCCTGCTACTTCTTTTTTTAATTTTAACTTAATTTTCTTCGCTCCGCCCGAATAGTAATATTTCTCAAAAAACGAATCTTGATTTAAGATATAACAATAATAAACTGCAATTTCTTTCCCGCAAATCGGACAAGAGGCAAGATAGAGTTTCCTTTTAACTTCATTTTTACTATCACATAAAAACCAAATATCTTCAGCACAAAATACACTGTTACAATGACGCATAGCAGTCCCCTTCTTTATTTTCGTCAGCCTCGTTTCTCAATCTCAATAAAATTTGATGGGATGATACAAATTTGAATTGTCCGAAAATTTATATTTTTAGATTAACATATTTTTTTCAAAAACTCTCGTTTTTTGGCAAAAGTTTGTAAGACCTTCCAAACTTTTAGCTATTTTTATTGAAATTTTTTTGTGTTTGGTGTATAATGGCTAAGCACCTGGTATAACCTTGGTTTTTTAATGAAATTTTATGTTTTTTGTTAAGGATTTTGACTCCAACGCAACAATAAAAATTTTGACAATTAAATATTTTAAAAAGCGAAATGGCGGGTGTCGCCAAGAGTGGTTACTCGGCCATGAGAGATTAATTGGTTCCGAGGGGAATCACAGAAAACAAGCTTAGACAATTAAATAATTTAAAAACAAAATGGCGGGTGTCGCCAAGTGGTTAAGGCCTCGGATTGTGGTTCCGATATGCGTGGGTTCGACCCCCACCACCCGCCCCATTTTAAAAAAATTACAATTATGGTTACAATAAATTTTGTAATCATTTTTACTATCAATCTTAATATAAATTTTTCCTGTTGTATTTTTTCAGGACAGTGTATTATTCGGTTGAAATGATTATTTTTGCCTGTTTCCCTTATTTGTCGGGGTTTTCTGCGTAGGAACTTTCCTACGAATAATCATATCTTCGAGTCCTGAAAGTCCAAATTTTGAACCTACAAGTCTAAATTTTTGTAAATTGTGTCCTAATTCTGTCCACAAAAGAGTTTTAGTTATATTGCGTGCTTCCGGCATCATTATTCACTTGAAGTGATTATTTGTGGGTTGGCTTATAAAAATTTTAATGGAATTTTTAATCAAATTTTATAAAGGTAGGAAGAAAAATTTTAAGGTCGGAAAATTTAACACGAGGTTTCCGAAAAAATCTTCAGACACATAACTATACAATGCTCGGAAATGGTGTTCCAATGCTTTAACTTCAGAGGTAAGGTGTTTATACCATGAACGACATATATATAAATATAAATAAAGTAGCAGAAGTTAAGGGGTTAAAAAGCACCCGTTCATTAAGAATGGCAATTAACAAAGGTAAATATAAAGCAAGAACAATTCCTGTTAATGGCGGTTATTCTTATGAAATATTATATTCATCTTTAGAACCTGAAGTTCAGGAAAAACTTGAAGATGAAGAAATGAAATCTACTGCACTCGTTCCAATTGTTGATTCAAAACCAACATTTATATCCGAGAGTGCAAGAATGACATCTTTAGCGAGAGCAGATATTGTTGCCGCATTAGAAAATATAAAGAGTAAATATAAGACTAAAAAAGAGGCAGAGTTTGTTTTTTTGGATTTATACAATTCGGGAATGTTATTACCTCAAGTGTATAAATTCATTGGTAAAATCTCAATCGGGACTCTTCGCCGTTGGGTTAAATCGTTTGAAGAAAAAGGAGCAGACGGATTAGTTCCCCACCGTAGGTACTCTTCAATAACAGAATATAACACTATCTTAAATCAGGAAATGAAAGATATATTCTTAAAGTTTCTATTGCACCCAAATAAATTTAAGGTTGGAAAAGCAATCACATTAACAAGACACGTTTTAGAAAAAAGGGGATATGAAAATATTCCGAGTGTAATTACATTCAGACGATTTGCTGAATATTATAAAAAAGTAAATTATTCAAAATGGATATTAATTAGGGAGGGTGAAAAAGCATATCACGACAAAGTGGAAGCATATATCGAACGAGATATTTCTAAACTTGAAGTTGGAGATGTATTAATAGCAGATGGTCACGTTCTAAACTTCCAAGTAATAAATCCATTTACAGGTAAGCCGGCGAGAGCAACTCTTGTCGGCTTTTTAGATTGGAAATCAACAGCACTCGTTGGTTATGAAATTATGATGACTGAAAATACTCAATGCATTGCATCTGCTCTGCGTAATGCGATTTTAAATCTCGGTGTAATTCCAAAAGTTGTATACCAAATGAAGAATTGTTATTTAGAAATGCCGAAACTTGGGCTAAAGAACAAGCAAAAAGATATATTGAAATTTTAAAATTCACAAAAGACAAAAAAGGCAAAGAACTTGAAGAATATATTGCAAAATGGAATGCATTATATCCTGATAAACAAACTTCGTACCCAAGTATAATTAAAATGAGACGAAGATATAATAAAAAGGGCATCCATGGGCTATTAAGCAGAAAAGGTGGTTTTTCACGTTCAATTGTATGTGACAAATATTTTGATTATTTCAAAAGTTTGTATTTAATAGAAGGTTCGCCGTCTTCACAATCTTGTTGGGATTCAACACTTGGTTATGCAATGCGAACCGATCATATAAAAAAAGAACAATTCCCAAGTTTATCTTCGTTTGTAAGACGGCTCGAAAAAGATATTCCTGATGGTGCAATTAGTTTGGCAAGAAATGGAACATCTTATTTTAATCGAACTCTAAATAAATACATTGAAAGAGATTATTCTACGATTAAATGTGGAAAGGTTTGGGTTTCGGATCACGCCCAAATCGATGTCGCTGTATTTGATAATGATGGAAATGTTGTATTTCCTTGGGTAACAGCTTGGCGAGATTATAAATCAGGAAAATGGCTTGGTTGGACACTCCAATGTGGAAGTCCAAATTCTGACAGAATTTTTCAGACATTCTATTATGCAGCAGAAACTTATGGTTTACCTGAAGACGTTATTATAGATAACGGAAAAGACTATCGTTGCAAAGATTTTGGTGGCGGAAGACCAAAAGAAAATATTATAAAAATCGAAACAAATAAAGCTGAAACTTTATCTATGCTTGACGAGTTAAATGTTCAGGTTCATTTCGCACTACCTTATAATGCTCAAACAAAGCCTATTGAAAGAGATTTCTTAAAAATTAAAGAATTATTATCAAAGCATTGCAAGGGGTATAGAGGCGGTAATGTTGTTGAAAGACCTGAAAAGCTCAAAAAAGAAATCAAAAAAGGAGTTATTTTTGACTTTGAAATATTTAAAAAAATATTTGATGACTTCATTATTAATATTTTCAATAAAAAACCATCTAAAGGGAAAAATCATAATGGATTATCCCCTGATGAATTATTTAATAATGAATTTAAAGAAAAAATTTGTTGTACTCACGAGGCATTAAAATTGTTCTGCATGAGGACTTCTCGGAATTTTACTATTAGCCGAAATGGTATAAAAGACAGACAATTAAAAATTACATATTGTCTTATGATGATTCACCTAAAATCAGGGAACTATACAAAGGTTTTGAAATGATCGCTGTTGAAAGATTAAACGGAATCAACAATAGAGAGGGTGTTGAAAACCGAAACAAAATGTTCAAAGAGTTGTTGATTGCTAATTATCCGATAAAGGAATTATATGAGCGACAAGCCGATTGAAATTGAATTTGATAATAAAGATGTTCATGATAAACTCCTTAATCTTGCAAAGAGGACAGAAAACCTGCGACCGTTGATGAAAAACATCGCAGGTATTTTTGCCTATTCAACAGAAGAAAACTTCAAAGAGGAGGGGAGACCTGATAAATGGGTGGATTTGGCAGAATCAACCAAAAAGCAGAGAACTAAACAAAGAAAATGGCCCGGACAGATTTTGCAAGTAGAAGGCAAACTTGCTGCATCAATCAACACATATTATGACAATGATTCAGCTGTTATCGGTTCAAATTTGGAGTATGCGGCAATTCATCAACTCGGAGGTCAAGCCGGCAAAAACAAATCTGTTGAAATCCCTGCAAGACCGTATTTATTCCTGACTGATGATGATTACGATGAGATTAAACATAATATAGAGAAATATTTGGAAACTTAAAACCGTTTTATTTCTTACCTTAACTATTTTAAATGGCGTTGTTGCCCGAAAATTATAAGGTGTAGCAAATAGAAAGGAGTAAACTATGACTACAGTAGAACCAATCAGAAACAAAAAAGATGTCGAAAAAGTCGAGCGATATCTTCAAAAACAAAGTGCAAGAGACCATTTAATTTTTGTATTTGGTACAAATAGTGGTCTGCGTATTTCTGATATTGTCGCACTCAATGTTGGTGATGTCAGAAACAAAAACTATGTTCAAATTATTGAAAAGAAAACAGGCAAAACGAAACGTTTTCCCCTTAATGAAAAATTAAAAATATTAATTGCCGACTTTGTGAAAGGTAAAAGAGACAAAGAACCGTTGTTCAAATCTCTGTGGGGAAGAAGATACAACAGAATAACTGCTTATTATATGATAAGGGAAGCCTGCAAAAATGTTGGACTCGAAGAGAAAATCGGTACACATTCAATGCGAAAAACATTCGGATATCATCACTATAAACAGTTTAAAGATGTGGCATTACTGCAAAAAATATTTAATCATTCAAGCCAACAAATAACTTTGCGTTATATCGGAATAGAGCAGGATCAAATAGATTACTCTTATAACAACTTTGTTTTATAGTTCAAAACACTCTCTAATAAAGGGATTGCATTACATTTTGAATAGATTACAAAATATCCATAATGTATATTCTAAAACTCAAAAATCTTAAAATTTGCTACTGTGCTTGAATTTTTCAACTTTTGAATTCAACTTTCAAAACTTAATGTAGCATGCAATTTTTCAAAAATATATTACCCATGTGTCTATATTTTTCGGCACAAAAAAATTGCATTACTTATTGGATAAAAAGTAATCCAAAAATCTCAGAAAGGCTTTCCATGTATAAACATAATGCAAGAATGACAGAACGTAGATATCGAATTCTTAAATTAATTGCAAAAGGCTATAATAACAGACAAATTGCAAGAAAAATAGGAGAATCTTTAAGTAGTGTCAAAATGCAAAAATGGCGTTTGTACTGTCATCTTGGAATCCATAGTGCAATAGATGCCGTTTATATGGGTTTGCAAATTGGTATGCTTCGCATGAATGATATTTGTGAACCAATGAGAGAGGATATTTATGAGTCAGAAAATGAAAAACAGATGCACAGTTCAGCTCCGTCAAGGAAGCAGCATAATAGGCACATTCAGACCAACGCAGAAATTATTCCATTCCCTGCAAAAAGAACTCGAACCGCACAGAGTGTTGTATGATAAAAAATGTTTTATAACTCTAAAACAAGAAAATGTTTTGATGGGTAATTATAAAGTTGAAGAGAAACAATTTAATAAAATTAAAGACAGAATTGAAAAATACAGATCAACAGGTCATATATGCAAAAATGTCAGATGTATTGAAACCGGACAAATTTTTGAAAATGCAAGAAAAGCAAGCGAATGGGTTTCTTTTATAAAAGAATATGGCTATAATAAATGCGATAGCGATTTAATAAAACAATGTTGCAGAGGGAAACAAAAAACATCTTACGGCTATCATTGGGAATTTGTAAAAGATTAAGTTTTTAAGCAGAAAAATAACAAAGCCATGAATTTCAAACTCGTGGCTCTTATTTTGACAATTAATTCTTCTTTAATTCCCCTGATAACTTAATTATGGTGCAGAATAAGAAACTATTGCAAATTCGTAATATATGTACATTACAGCAAAATTATGATAGAATTTTACTTGGAAGAAGTGTGACTCTTTAACAATACTCTAAAATAACGATGCGAGTTAAAAGGTTTAAGAAGCACATATTTCGGGTACTAAAAAAATAATGGAAATTAAGAAGTGATGAAAGATAAAAGTTTAAAGAGGAATTTATTATTAGCGGCAACAATAGCGGGACTTAGCATGTCGGCATCAATGAATCCTGCACATGCGGATGATTTATGGGATGCTATTAACAATGCAACCGGATACAGATATTATTATCAAGATTATGATTATACTTTGCCTGCAAATAAGAGTTCTTTAGGAGAATTAAAAGTAACGACTTTCATTCTTGATATGAATGGTCACTTTATTGATTTAAATAAGAAGCGCGGTGTTTCTATTGAGGATGACGAGAACAAAATGACTATCCGAAATGCCATTATTAAAAATGCCAACAGTACAGCAGAAGGTGCTGCTATATATAATGAAGGTAAGTTAGAAATTACAGGTTCTCAATTCAATGATAACCTTGCAGATGACGATGATGCAGGTGCAATTTGGAATGAAGGTACAATAAATACACTCTCGGCAGATTTTAGCAATAACAAAGCCACTGATAACGGCGGTGCGATTTATAATAAAGGCACAATAACTACAATCTCCGGAAATTTTAATAACAATGTAGCAGAAGATGATGGTGCTGCGATTTATAACAAAGGCACAATAACTACAATATCCGGAAATTTTGATAGTAACAACCATGACAATAGTTTAGCAGGTAGTTCCGGCGGTGCGATTTATAATAGCGGCACAATTGACACAATTACGGGTAATTTTACTAACAATGGAAAAAAATACAGAACCGGTTATGGTGCTGCGATTTATAATAAGGACAAAATAGGTACAATTTCGGGGAAATTTGAAGATAACTTTGCAGAATATGTAGGCGGTGCAATTTATAACAAAGGCACAATAACTACAATCAATGCAACTTTTAATAAAAACACTTCTTATAATACCGCCGGTGCAATTTATAACAAAGGCACAATAACTACTATCACTGCTGATTTTGTAAAAAACAGCAGTGAATCAGACTCAGGCGGTGCAATTTATAATGAAGGCAAAATAGGCACAATTTCAGGTGAATTTTTGGATAATTATACGAAAGAACGCGGATGGTATAAAGTCCCAAATATACTCGGTGCTGCTATCTATAATAACGGAACAATTGACTCAATTACGGGAACTTTTAAGAATAATTCACTCGGACCAACTAAATACTATGGCGGTGGTGCAATTTATAATAAGGACACAATAGGTTCAATCTCTGCAGATTTTATATCAAACAGTGCACGCGAAAAAGGCGGTGCAATTTATAATTATGGTAAAATACCTTCTATTTCCGGAACTTTTGAAGGGAACAAGTCAAGATATAGTTTCGGAGGAGCAATTTGGAATTCTCATAAAATAGATTCCCTTACAGCAGATTTTAAATACAACGAATCCCATAATAGCGGCGGTGCAATTTATAACGGTGATGCTCGTATGGAATTTGGAAGTCCTGAAATAAAATCCATTACAGGTAATTTTACAGGTAACACGGCTGGAGCATCAGGCGGTGCTATTTATAATGCCGGTTCGGGCGGTAATGGTGCAGAATTAACTGCAATTACGGGTAACTTTACAAATAACAGTTCCGGATCCGGATTTGAAGGCGGTGCGATTTTTAGTGAGGGCTATTTGAGAAAAGTTACCGGTGATTTTACCGGCAACAGTGCCGGAGGAAATGGCGGTGCAATTTATTTTGACGGCGGTTACGACGGTGGTGTCAATGGTTGTAAATTAACTTTAACAGGAAGTTTTATTAATAACTATGCAGGCGATAAAGGCGGTGCAATATATAACGAAGATAATGATGTGATTATTCAAACCGATGATACTCACGATATTACCTTTAGCGGCAACAAACAGAATGTAACAAGGATATTAAGAGATGGGAATATGAATATTCTATCAGTTGAAGGCGGAGAATCAAATGCTATATTTAATAATGATTATGTAGAGTTTAACGTAAAAGACGGCAGAACAATATGGATGTATGACAGGCTTGCCGGTAACACAGGTGCCGGTTGGGAATGGAAAAAAACAGGTGCCGGAACTCTAGCTCTTGGGGAAGATAACTCAGGTGTCAAGGGTGATGTTCTTATAGAACAAGGTATAGTTAAACTTGTACAAAACGACAAAGACGCATCCATATATGGTACAGGCTTTTCTAATGCGGATGTAACTTATAAAAATAATACATATATAGATTCACAAAACAATCATATTGAAGATATTTGCCTCGGATATGATATAGATTTAGACGGTACATTACATGCCCTAATTGACGTAAATCTTGCTAATCAAACAGGGGATAAACTCACAATTGCGGATGACAGCGTATCAGGCAGCGGAAGTATTGTTATTGATTCCATAAAAATTATTACAGGCGGCGGCTCATATGAATCCCCGAGAAATGTAACAATTGCGGATGATTATACAAAAGGTAAAATTTGGCTTAGCGGCGGAGTAACTGTTTCCGGTGAAGGCTTTACAAATTGGGCTTTAAGTTATGCTACTGATACAGGTATATTGAATTTCAAAAGGGGCTTGACTCTTAAAGAGGTTGCGAATGCAACAGATCCTGAATCAAGGGTGTTTAGTGCTGCAGAAAATGAAGTGATAACAGCTGATATCGGAAATATCGGACATGGCAATGCCAATTTGGTTGTTAATATGAACAATCATACAATAAACGGTAAATATATTGACGATACTTATCACAGCGGTTTTGTAACAACAGCAGGTGATCAAATATTAGCAATAAACGATGCGGCTGTCGGCAATTTCCATAAGACTGGCGGAAACGGTTCATTTATTTATGATGACTATGGTGCCGAGATTAATATTAATAACTCGACATTTATGGATAATGAGGCAGTTAATGGCGGTGTTATATACTCTATAGGCAAATTAAGCATTACGGATTCATCATTCTATTTCAACAAAGCAACAGGCTTAGGCGGTGCGATATATTCAAAAGGAGATGTTACTATTAACGCCGTCAATAAAGAAGTTGGTTTTGCAGACAATATTTATGGTTCAGGCGAATTTGCAAATGCTATTTATATGGAAGGAACGGAAGAATCACCAATTACTCTTGCGCTAAATTCAAAAAATAGCACAAATGAAATATCAATCGATGACGAAATTAACGGCAGTTATTATAACATTCTAATTAACGATGCTGATGACAGCCTCGGCGATATAGTATTTTACAATAAAGTTAACACCGGTTCTTTAACGGTTTCTAAAGGGTTATTAGAAAATAATGGGGTTGTAACAGTTACAAGCGGTGCGAATAATGGTTCTATTAGCTGTGATAACACCCTTTCTGATGTAAAAGGTGATTTTATACTTGATGACAAAGGAAGTGCAACACCGTTAGTATTCAACAATAACGGAAGTTTTACACAAAATTCATTAACAATTAAAAGCGGTGAATTTAAAACAGACACAAACAATTTACATATAACAAATGATATTGTTAATGATGGTACTCTGGTATTTAATAACGCAGATAGCGGTTCAATCGGTCAAAATATTAAAGGTTCAACAACATCAAGCAATGGTGTTGTTGAAATTGCGGCACAAGATGGAGTTACAATCAATCTTGACGGTAAATCAATTACAAATAATGATGTTAAACTTACAAGCGGTATATTTGATGTAACATCAAATGCCGAGGCTGACGGTGATATTGATATTTCATCCGTCGGAAAGAGTATTATAGCTAACGGCGGTATATTAAGTGTTCAAGACAACAAAGCAGGTGAAATTAATCTCGGTGATATTAAAACAGGTACAGGTGCAGATGCAAAAGACTTAAATGTTGCTATTGATATGCATTTTGTAACAGGGGCGGATGATATTGACTATACAGCAGATGTAATCAGCGTTAATTCACTAACAGGTGACGGCAAAATACATGTTAGTGATATTAAAATGTCAAAAGATGAAGAAACGGTACCTGTTACACCGCCATCTACAACAATGTCTGTACAAGTTGCAACAGGAGATGCTGCAATAAAAAATATGGATTTTACGGGTACAACTATTACAAATATAGATAAAACCTTCAGTTCCATAATGTTAGAATACGATAATGTAGTAACAAGTCCGACAGGCGGTTATTTGACTGTTTCAAGTGCTCCTGCGACATTAAAAAACGCAGTTACTTCATTTGTAAATGTCAAGTTATACGCAATGAGTGGTGATGAAACTATTGACGAATTGGTATTGCACGGGGATCAACTGGCAGTTACAACAAACGGGGCAGATATTTTAAGTACATCAGGGGATAAATCAAAAGACGGTATTTTTATAGCAGATTCAGAAGAAACATTATCTTTCTATGGCAAACTTAATGAATCAGGAAATCCGGAAACTAAAATCAGCGGATTTAAGACTGCTATTGATAATTCCTCAGGCGGAGAAGTTCATCTTGAAAATATAGAAATGAGCAATAACACAACAGATGTTTTAAATGCCGGAAATTTAAACTTAGACGGTAAAAACATTATTAATACAATAGTTGATGACACAACTGAGCCTATGGGTTCAACTAATATCGTAGGCGGAAATTCTACTATCGGCAGTATTGTTCAAAAAGCCGTAAATATTCTTCCGGGAGCAGAATTGAATATTGATGCCGATAAATTATCCGCAGTTGACGGTGTAGATAACTGGGGTACATTAAATCTTGGTAGTGGAAATTTAGTATCAAATATTTTTGAATCTCAATCAGATCCTAAGCAGAGCGTTACAAATATTGTAGGGGATGTAACAAATACATCGGGTAAAACAATTGAACAAAAATCTGTAACTATTGCTAATAGTGCAAGTTTAACAACAGATGCCGATAAAGTAACCGCAGATGACGGTATAACCAATTCCGGAAGTTTAAACCTTACAGGCGGTGCGCTTGCATCTGATGTAACGGGTACAGGTACTACAAATATTAAAGGTGATGTAGAAAATGTGTCACGTGCAACAATTACTCAAAAAGAAATAAATATAGATAATACAGCAAGTTTAACTTCATTTGCAGGTAATTTAATAGCGACTGACGGCATATCTAATGCAGGAACCTTAACTCTTTCAGAAGGAGAACTTGTGTCTGCCGTAACAGGCGCAGGTACTACAAACATTATTGGTGTTGTTGGAACTAACGGCAATAATATTACTCAAACGACAGTTAACATTGGGCAATACGGAACAGAGGAGGAGGAAGGATACTTATCAAATGATGCCGTAATCAATGCTACAAATATTAATGTAACAACAGAAGGCGAGTTTGGTAATGTTGGTACTATTTCAGCAACAACAATAGCAAATGCAGGAAATGTATATATTGAAGATGGTAGTGTTAATGTTACGAGTATCACAACAGATGCAAATGCATCAACAATTATTAATGGCGGCAGTGTTAATGCAGATAATATTACAAATAACGGAGAAACAAATATAACAGGCGGAACCGTTGTTGTAGATACAATAGAAAATACAGGCGAAGGTGCAACAACTATAGCCGGAGGTGATGTAACAGTTAATACATCAATAACAAACTCCGGTACAGGCGACACCGATATATATTCCGTTGTTAAGACACCTTTGGTTTCTGCAACAAACGGAGATATAAATATTTATGCAACAAACGGTCAAACAGCTACAAGTAATTTGTTGAGAGACGTGGCAGGTACAGGTCTTGCTGAGGTTACAACATCAGCAGGCAGTACGGTTTCCGTTAACACAAATTCAAGTGCACTTGTTATAGATAACAATGTTTCAGGAGCAGGAACGTTATCTCTTAACGGAAGTGCGGGTTCTGAATTTTATGTAGGGCCGAATGCTACGGTATCTTCTGCTCTCAATATAGCAGCAGGTCAGTTGAATGCGCTTGACGGATCAAATATCACGGGTCCGATTTCAGTAGCCCCTAATGCTACATTAAGTACAATGAACGGCAATTACACAACATTTAATAACATAACATTCGCTAACGGTGCTAATTTAAAAGTTGATGTTAATGCTGTATCAAATAAA